ATAACTTCAAGAGCATCAAGGTCAAGTCTGTAGGCGGTGAGCGTTCAGATACCGGCGAAGGTCTTGCTGCGGCTTCTGGCACTGCCATGCGTAAACATGTTGCAGCGGGTGACAAGGAATCATTCCATAAGATGGCACCTTCGGGTATGAGCAAGGCACATAAGGATGAATTGTACCACGATGTTCGTAAAGGTATGGGCATTCACGAATTGTTCATCATGAGATTTAAAAACTGGATTCACTAATGGCACAATGGGATTCAGCAAACAATATTTTAAGATCTCAAACAAAAACTCTGTTTGAGGTTAACATACCTAATACACAGAGTATTCTTGCCGGCGATTTTAATCTGCAGGTTGCTCGTGGTAAAGTAAATGGTGTATCTCTTGTAAACCTTTATGGATATCAAGCAGCTGTTGATGATACATTTATTCCTATTTGGGAAAATCCTACTACGTACACATATCCATTAAATGGCGGAGAACAGATGACTCTTTATAGTTCATCTGCATCTGACACAAATGTAACTGTTTTTATTGACGGTTTAGATTTAAACTTTTTGCCAATTAATGAATCTCTACTACTTACAAATGGAACTACCGGAGTTACAACTGTTAATTCATATCGCAGAATTAACAGTATGAGAATTACAGGAAGCGTAAATCCTGTTGGTATTATTCGTCTTGCAAATTCTGGCAAAACTACTACGTATGCTCAGATTGCGATTGGTACCGGAAGAACACAGTGGTCAATATATACTGTTCCTGCTGGATATACATTTTTCTTAAATCGTGTAACAGCCGCTGCCTCTGCTACAAATTCTGATAAGGTTTTACGATATCGTGTATATCAGATCTCAGGAACCGGGCTACAGTCTCTTGTACTTCAATCACCATGGATTGATACATATGAAACACTTCGTGTGATTCCAAACCCATACTTAGAAAAAACATCTATTCAGTGGCAGGTTACATCCGATACAATATCGCAGGTTGGCCTTCGTGTTGAAGGTATTCTTATTCGAAATGATCTTCTGTAGTTTTTCCTATTATAAATAACAATGCGGTTAGGCTACGGCAATCCCGTTTGTTTACAGATAAGCCCAAGGGAAACTCTGATGGAAGATAAGAAGAAACCGGTACCAGAAAAGAATACGAAGAAGCCTACTGGCAAATCTGCAACTGGTAAACCACTAAATGGCATTGACGTCAATCCTCAGCTAGACGACAAGCGCCGTACAAACGAGGACTTCGCCGTCCTAACCGCGACCCTCCAAGAACGCAAAGCTCTGACTCTTGCTCAACGTCAGCAAAGAGGCCGCCAGCTGAAGCGCATTCAGCCAAAACTTCAAAGAGCTAAAAAAATCTCGCAAGGACATCTTGCTGGACCACAGAAACTACAAAGACGTGCCGAAGCCAAGGCCCGCGCAATCCTGAAATCAAGAATTGCTGCTCGCAAGGATATTCCTTACGCAGAGCTGACAACTTCTGAAAAGATTCAGGTAGATACTGCAGTTGCTAAGAAGACAAAGCTGATTAAACGCATTGCTGCACGTCTTCTACCGAAGCTGAGAAAAGCCGAATTTGAAAGACTCAAGTCTTTCCACTCTGGTGCACCTATGAAGAGTCTTCATACGGTCGCTGCATCAGAAGAATTTTCTGGTCTCTTTCAAGATCTGAATGCCAAGTCAACATTAGAACTTGTTGACATCATTGAGAACGCGATTACCAAGTTTGAAAAAGAAGGTAATCCAATTAGCATTACTCTCCGTAGAATGCTGAACTCGACGATTGGTACAGATCCAATCACAGAGATACTTATCAAAAAAGCTGAAAAGACTAACATTCCGTTCTCGACTCTTAGAGAAGTGTTCGAGCGCGGTCTTTCGTCGTATATGAATGAGTCGATACAGACACCAGAACAGATTGCATTTAATCGAGTCAATAGCTATATTGCCAAGGGTAGAGCATGGACTCTTGATGCAGACCTTCGTGAAGAGAAAGCTGTGAACGAAGAGCTCGATCTGGCATTCAATGAGCTTCTGGAAAAACAAGGCATATGGGCAAACATTCATGCCAAGCGCCAAAAAATCAAAGCTGGTTCAGGTGAGCGTATGCGCAAGCCTGGAGAAAAAGACGCACCGACACCTGAAGGTTTAAGATCTGCCCAGGAAACTGCATGTGAAATCACAGCAGCCGATAGAGAGATTGGCACTACTTCACTCATAAAGAAGTACAAGAAAGATACACCTGGCCAAGAGAAAGCCGACCTGAACGAGACATTCAACATGGCTTGGACTGCAGGAATTGGTGTAACTCTTTCTGCTAAAGAATGCGGCATTAAGATGAAGTCAGCATTTGAGCACCATCCTGATGTTGTTGACGCAATGGAGGAAGTACGTTCTGCTGATATTGAAGGTGTGGTTGTTCGTACTGCTAGCGGCAAGACTATTGTTCGTAAGCAGAAGAGAAACAGAAAGATTATCGGCACTGGCAATCTGACAGATGGGAAACCAAATGATACGCTTTAAGCAATTTATTTTAGAAGCTCGCGGTGCTGACTCAAAGGGGCATTTCAGGGCCACCGAGAAGGGTGCAGGCATGACTGAGAAGGGTGTCAAAGCCTATCGTCGCGCTAATCCTGGATCAAAGCTTCAAACAGCTGTAACCGGTAAGGTAAAGCCAGGATCTAAAGATGCTAAGAGACGCAAGTCTTTCTGTGCTCGTATGGGTGGCATGCCAGGTCCTATGAAGGATGAAAAAGGTAGACCAACACGCAAAGCAATGTCTCTGCGTAGATGGAGATGTAGAACGTAATGGAAGAGATTACAAATCCTCTGAAGATCGCATTTGCAGATACCTATGCATTCTATGTGAAGGCACAGAACTATCATTGGAATGTAGAAGGTCCAATGTTTGCAATGTATCATGAATTCTTTGGCAAGATCTACGAAGAAGTTGGTGGTACAATTGACCAGTTTGCTGAAGAGATTCGTGCGCAGAATACATATGCGCCAGCATCTTTTAGCAGATTCCGTGATCTGACAAACATCAATGACGAAGTTTTAATTATTAAGCCTGAACAAATGGTAGAAACATTGTTCTCAGATAATGCTACTGTGCTTGCTTCATTACATCGTGCAAGAGATGTTGCTGATAAGTATAATGAAAACGGTCTGGTTAATTTTCTTGAAGAAAGACTTGATCAGCACAAGAAACACGCTTGGATGTTAAGGGCATCGATGAAATGAGTTATCGTTCACTTGAATCTAAAATTCGAGATATTTTTGAAGGTGTGAGTATTCATGCTGGAGAGTCTGATCAGAATGATCAGATTGCGGTTGGGTCGTATACAACTAAAGCATTTGAAGTGTCTCCACAGGCACAGAAGCTCTATGCAAATCTTCCAAAAGAAACAAATGCTTCTGATGCTCAAACCGCGGCAGAGAACTTAGATAAATTATTTGATATTGTTAAGGATGTACAACATACTAGTAAAGCAACAGCGGCACATATTGCTCGTGCTACCATGCACGGTGAGATTGTAATGAGACATGCTGTTGGCATGAAACTTGAAAAAGAACACGATGCTATTGTCAAGGCTGCAATGAGAACTATTCATTCTCATTCTGGTGAACATGAAAAAGAACTTGATCCAAATACTGAGTATCATCCAGCTGACGACAAAAGATTTTATAATCCACCAAAGGGATATGTACCAGATCCAATTGCAGGGCCTCAGGGTGATAAAGATATAGATAACCTAAAGAAATACCTTATTAAAAGGTCCCGTGCGGCAGAACGAAAAATTAAAATCATAGATGTAGATTAAAGGACTCCAACAATGTTTACAAAGAAACTCGAAGATCAATTTTCTGCCGACCTTCTGAATACCGTAAAAAGTATTCTAGGCGAGGCTAAACACGACAAAGAATGCGAATGCGAAAAGTGCAAAGAAGAAGATGAGGATGAAGAAGATGAAGCCAAGGAAGAGAACGGCAAGAAGAAAATGAAGGAAAACTATGTCAGTGCCGCTCAGCGCAAGGCTGTGTGGGCAAACCGTGCTGACGGTGGTAAGGGTCATCCTGATAACAAAAAGAAGAAGATGAAGAAGGAAGGATACGTTCCTACCGCTGATGAACCGACAGAGCATGACAAAAAGACTGCTCAGAAGGTTCGTGATATGATGGCAAAAGAAAAGAAGCCAGTCAAGAAAGCTGCTGAACGTCTTGGTAACAATACTCTTGCCAAGGAAGAAGTCGAGCAGATCGATGAGCTTTCGAAGGACGCACTAGCATCATACACAGTAAATGCTGCTAGAGATCTTCCACGTCTTGCTGGTAAGAGACAGGCCGAAATTCGAAAGACCGGTATTGGAGCATCCGATAGAAAGATTAAAAATCGTATTAAAGGTATCGATACTGCAGCCGATCGCCTTCGTAACGAAGAAGTCGAGCAGATCGACGAACTCTCAAAGGCAACACTGGGTCGTTACATTAACAAGGCTGCCACAAAAATAGGTAGCCAAGGTGTTACAGCCGGTCTGAAAATTGCTGCTGATGAGAAGTCAAGCAAGAACTTTAAGGATATGGGTAAGCGCGAAAAGGGTATTGCAACCGCTGTCAAGAAACTGACCAAGGAAGAACAGGACTTCATTGATGCGCTCAATGATGCTGATCTTGAGCAGATCGATGAACTATCGGGCGCAACTCTTGGTTCTTATGTTGCCAAGTCAAGAAAAGACGAAGCTGATCGTCGTGAAAAAGGAATCAAGATACGCGACGAGATTCGTAAGCAAACAGGCCTAAGAGTTGGTACACCAATTGATCGCAAGATCCACAGTTCAACAACTGGCCGAGCAGCGGGTCAAAGAATGGCAGTAAAGAAACTGACCGGACAGGCACGCGTGAATGCAAAGGAAGAAGTTGAGCTAGAAGAAGGTCGTGGTCGTCCGCCGAAGGAAGGTTCGGCTGCATGGCATGCAAAGCAAAAGCAAGCTAATGATGACATGGTTTCTCTTGGCATGCAACTTCGTAAAGCCAAGTCAATCAACAAGAAGGTTCGTTTCATGGATAACAAAGAACATGATATCCATCCGAACCACATCAATCGCTTTGAAGACCATATGGCTGCTCGCAGAACAACTCAAGAAAAAGACAAGTTCCAGAGACAAGCCCACAAGTCACATGCAGAATTCGTCAAGGCTGTATCTGCCCCAGTTCCAAAGGCTGCGAAGGACACTGGCGAGATCGTAAAGTATAGGCACTAATATGGCTATTAACGTAGGCGGACTGGTAATAAATGGTGTGGATGTTGTAAAGGCTCAGGAAGAGGCTTCTACAAAGGAGATCATTTTTTCTGAAAAGCCTATGCCTGAACACACCGTGATGGTTAATGGTCGACCAAAGAGATTTCATAAGAAAATGTCTCAGTACATGATTGATATGCTCACTACAGAAGAAGAATAAATAAAAGAAAGTTCTTAGGAGGAAACTACAATGGCTCAATGGGGCAATACAGACGATGCTGCGAATTCAGTCCTATGGGCTGTTTCTCAGTTAAATAAAGTTGCAAACACAACAACACAAACAAACCTTTATGGTAATACAACAGTTGGCGCATTTGAAACAAATGAAATCAATGGCCAGTTTGGTGTTGATGCTGTGGAAGCTGCAAACACTTCTTCGAATTTCAAAAAGGTAGCTCATGCCGGTTGGAATCTAAAGACAACTGGTACAGGTCCACTTGCATCTGTATCAATTGTTGCTGGTGGTACTGGATATTCAAATGGTGATGTTCTTACATTTGCCGCTACCGGTACTGGCACAGTAAATGCTACTGCAACAGTTTCAACAAACTCAACAGGTGGAATCACATCTCTTGCAATCACAAACCCTGGTGCAGGATTTACTAACACACTTGTTTATGGTACTTTTGCCAACTCGACGGGTGGTTCAACCGGCGGTTCAACAGCAAACGTTGCTGGTAACATTGGTGGTCGTGCAGGACGTGTTTCTTATGAAACACTTGTTGCTATGAGCACAATTACCTGAGGATAATATATGAGTGAACGTGCTAAGAAGATTACAGAACTAACATCAATTGGCACGGCGAATACGTCGATTGCTAGCGGAGACCTCTTCATTGTTGAGGACGTCTCCGCTAACACGACCAAGTCTGCTACATTATCAACATTACGTAAAGCTATTATACAAGGTCCCTATGCAAATGATACTGCAGCCAATACCGGCGGTGTTGTGCTTGGACAACTATACTATACTGCGGCGGGGGACGTCAAAGTAAGAATTGCATAATGGTTGATAAACTTGATGAAACAAACTTTTTGTTATATGCCGCGAAACATTATGATAACCCGCAATGTTTTGATACACTCGAGTTCTATGAGGATTTAGCTCGATTCAAATATATTAAAAGATTATTAAATCGTTATGAAGAAACTGGAGAACTTAAAGAAAGACTCGTAATTAATCACTTGATTATTCTATACAATGTGTTTGGTCCACCGGCCACGCGAATGCTCTTCTTTAAGTTGGACGGTTATCATCATATGTTGAAGCCGTTCATTGTTTTATTAGGACATATGCCAAATGTGATTCAAGGCATTGGATATGAAAATAAAACAATAATCAGTTCAGACATTTATATGGATGAGAACATAGTCAAGATTCTAAGGAAGATCTAATGAGAAAGAATCCAAGAGATAAAGAATCGGGTCTTCCGAAGGCATATGTAAAAGGTCTGAGTTCGTCGACTGCAAAAGCAAGAAAAGCACACTGGGATAGAGCAAATAAACTTTCTGATAGAGATCCAAGAGCTTATGAGCCCGCCCCTGGAGATGCTAATGCGAAAACAGTGCCAAGCAAAGCCACGAGAGAGGTTAGAAAAATCATGAACAAAGAAGAAGTAGAAATTACAGAAAAAGCTGAAAACTCTCTTGCTGCAAAAGCGAAGAAGTTTGACGTTCCTCTTGATACTCTCAAGACGGTTTATCGTCGTGGTGTTGCTGCATGGAATTCAGGCCATCGTCCTGGTACTACACCACAACAGTGGGGTCATGCTCGCGTAAATTCATATCTGCGCAAAGGCAAGGGAACTTACTACGGGACTGATAAGGATCTTCGTAAGGAAGATGTTCAGATCGATGAGATCTCAAAAGATATAATGAAATCATATCGGGGCAAAGCTCTTAATCAATACGTAAATGCTACTCTTTCTCCTAAGTATGATAATCATGATAGCAAAGAGCATAAACTTGCTATAAAGAGAGCGAGAGGCCTAAATATGGCCCACAAGAAGATTGGCGAAGCCAAAGATGAAAGAGAATACGGCTACGAAGGTGAGATGGTTATGTCTCAGTTGAAGGGTATTATGAATCACGCACAGCAGCTTTACGACATACTAAAACCAGATACAGATCTTCCTGAATGGGTTCAATCGAAAGTTACTCTTGCATATGACTATCTTCAAACGGCTGCCGATTATATGGCAACCGAGATAAATGAAGAGTGGGAAGTGAGGAGAGGAACAAAGGTTATCTCTACTCATAAGAAAAAAGATGAAGCGGACGTGAAGGCCATGAAGCATCCTCTGAATAAGGTTGTTGCTAAAGAAGAAGCTCCAGTCAACGTTGCCGGTACTGGTAACGTTGCCGGTCTTGGTGTTGGTTCACAGGGTGAACCCGGTGTAAAGAAAAAGAAGAAACCAGCGCTTGCAAGCTTTAAGAGATTTGTGAGGAGAACATAATGTTAGGCATGATTCCTCTTCCATATAAATTATTAGCAGGTACAGCGCTCATAGCCGGTGTGTTCTTTTATGGCTACATGAAGGGATCCACTTATGCTGATGCAGAACTAGCTCGCTATGGTCAAAAGCAGGCTGAGTTGGTATCTGAACTTGAAAAGGCGAAAACAGAGATTACAATACAAACCGTAACTAAATATGTTGATAGATTACAAGTTGTAAAGGAAAAAGAATATGTCTACCGCGACCTCGCTCAAAATGTTGTTCCTAACCAGTTCACTCTGTCTAATGGCTGGGTGCACACGCACGACGCTAGTGTCCGTGCCGACAATGCCGACCCCGCCAGAGCTTCTGATGCGACCCCCTCAGGAATTACAGACACTACGGCCCTTGTCGGAATCGTCGGAAACTACTCAAGATGCCAACAAAACGCCGAGCAGCTCAGACAGCTCCAGCAATGGATAATCCTAAATAAGGAAGCTGTCGATATGGTGGCACAGGAAGCGAATAAAAAGAAATGAAGAAGTTTAAAGATTTTGACAAGTTAGAAGACACAAAAGATGACTCTCCGCCAGCGGATAACCTTGTCAATATCATTGCCAACTCTTTGAACCGCGCGCGCGGTAAAGACGACTCTAAGACTATGCTTGCATTAATCGCAGCTCTTAGTTTGTTGAATGTTTCGAAAGAAGACTTTCCACTGAGTGTTGCACGCAGACTTGCCACAACAATAAAAAATAATAAATAATCACGTGGTAAAAGATTAAAAGACGTTTGGGTTTCTAGACCTGAACAAAGATAGCGATAAGGACTTTGGTTCTTTCTAAATTATGATTCTGTTTTCAACGGAGTCAAGAAAATGTTTACTAAGTTAAAGAGTCTTATTTTCCAGACATTTACTGGAAAGGATAACAAGACACTCGACCTGGGTAGAATCCTGTGGGCCAAAGGTGTAATACTTTTTTTTGGCCTTTCAATCTACGATATCTATCGTGGTGCATCATTTGATGCATCTACATGGGGTGTGGGTCTTGGTGCAGTACTCGCAGCAGGTGGTGCTGCTCTTGCAATGAAGGCTGGAACGGAGCCAACCGAGTAATGGCAATTACAAACGTCAACAAGCTCGCCGAGGATGTATCGTATCTACGTAAGGATATGGCAGTCGTTGGCGCGCTTGTTGATCGTTTGGACACAACCATCGACAAACTAACAGATATCTCGAATAGTGTATCAAGCCTCCTTGCAGTCCATGAAACCAAACTTACAGCTCAAGAGATTATAAGTAAGCAGCTAGCGAATTTAGTGGAAGCGCGAAGAGTGGAAACAGACGACAAAATTCAAATTCTGCACGAACGTATCTCTTCTGGCGAACGTGAAATTAAAGACAAGATTGACGACCAGTACGACGAACTCATGCATGAACTCAAAGAGATGCGTGCTGAATCTACACTACAACACAATACACTGAGTAATCGCATCACAACCATGGAAAAATGGATGTGGGCGGTGATCGGCGGATCCGCAATCGTAGGCGGACTTATCACTGTCATCCCCTGGGATAAATTCTTGTAATTACATCACTTTTTTGTGTACTTATTTCTCAGACTGTGTATAATGATACTATCAGTCGACAATAGGTATATTAATGCTTTGGTTAGAACACAAATACGTAAATCTTCTTTCATCCCGCCTTGAAAGATTTGCAAGGGTCAATGCGAACACTTATAAGTTCCGTTGCCCGGTCTGCGGTGATTCTCAGAAGGACCCTCGAAAGACTCGCGGTTACATCTATATGCGTAAAGGAGCTTTGAAGTTCTTTTGCCATAACTGTAATGCATCAATGGGTCTTCCATGGTTCATCAAGACTCTTGATCCGACTCTCTATGCAGAGTTTCTCAAGGAGAAGATGCTCGAAAACGGGAACCGAAACGAGACTCAAGAGTTTGTTGATAAGATGAAGACTCCTGTCTTTATCAAGACAACTGGCTTGAAAGATCTGAAGAAGATCTCACAGCTTAAACCAGAACACCCGGTCAAACAATATGTTTCTCAACGTTTGATCCCTTCAGAGGCACATCACAAACTATTTCTCGTAAGAAACTTTAAGGCGTGGGTAAACACCATGCTTCCTGATAAGTTTAATATGGATTCGTTAACTCGAGATGAACCGCGACTTGTTATCCCATTCCTTGATGAGAATAAGAACCTATTTGGATTTCAAGGTCGTTCTTTTAAGAAGAATGGTATTCGGTATATCACAATCATTTTGAATGATGAGAAGCCAAAGATCTTTGGACTGGATACAATGGATCCGAACAAAGATATATATGTAGTGGAAGGACCAATCGATTCTCTCTTTTTGCCGAATGGTATTGCATCGGCCGGTGGTGATCTTGTCACGCCATTGCAATTTTTAGAGGTACAAAATAACAAATTTGTTATAGTGTATGACAATGAGCCAAGAAATAAAGATACTGTCAGACACATTGAAAAGGCCATTGACTTAGGATACCGTGTCTGTATTTGGCCACTTAGTATGCAGCATAAAGACATCAATGACATGGTCTTGGCTGGATACGCCCCAGAACAAGTGAAGGAAATTATCGATGAATGCACTTACTCAGGACCGACTGCAAAACTGCATTTTGCGTTATGGCGAAAAGACCGTTGATGCTATTGCACGTTTAAATAAACTCAAGGCAAACGGCTATGTGAGCCAAAAGGTAAAAACGTTTGAGGTTAAACAGTTACATATTTTTGATTATGAAAAGAACAAGTTGTCATGTTTATGGAAGAAAGTATAATATGTATTCGACCGAAATGATTCGCAAGTTCCCTCCGGAGCCCAAGGCACCTATCCTGTTTGTTGTATACAATGACACGATGGTAGAGCGTGCTGAGTTATACATCTGCACTATCCACGGTACTGAGTATTTTGATAACCACGTGACTGTTGTTCCCCTTAACACAAAGGTCGAAGAACATGGGAAGTATGATGTTTATATCGACCCGATGGTCTACAAGTATATGCACTCTTGGAGTAACTGATATGAAGACTGAAATCTACAATACACTTTACCGCCATCTGCAGGCTCAAGTTGATAAGCACGTGTTGAATGTGCGTATTATGCTTAGGAATCCGATGGCTATTCATGACCATACTAACTTCATGGAAGCTGTTGAACTTGAACTTGCACGTATTGCTGAATACAAGGACAAACTTGAAGCTCTTAGTGTTGTGACTAGTAGCACTACCGACGTCGGTGGTTAAATAGCAAATATATTCAAGAAGTGCTTTGGCACGATAATGATATAAGGAATAGTTAATGAGTCAAGTTGAATTAGTTGGTATTACTAAGCCAAGCGCTATTACTGGATGCTTTACTGCTAATGAATTAGTGGCTTGGGCTGCAAGAGTTTCGAATCCTTCGAATCAAAATAACACGGCTACTGCTCCTAAACTGGTTCAATATTTGGTCAAAAACCAACACTGGAGCCCAATGGAGATTGTTCATGTCGCGATGCGCATTACTACTACAAGAGATATCGCTCGTCAAATTCTACGACATCGTTCTTTTGCATTCCAAGAATATTCTCAACGTTACGCCGATCCAACGGCAGATCTTGGATTTGTGAAGCGAGAAGCCAGACTTCAAGACGCTAAAAATCGTCAAAACTCGATCGATGTTGATGATGTACGACTTCAAGAAGAATGGAATATGATGCAGCAGAAGGTTATCAACGCTGCTAAAATGGCCTATCAGTGGGCGAGTGAGCGCGGTATCGCCAAGGAACAGCGGCGCGCTGTATTGCCCGAAGGTAATACCGAATCGGTCATGATTATGTCTGGCTCGCTGCGTTCTTGGGTACATTATATTGAATTAAGAACCGAAATCGGTACACAAAAAGAACACAGAATTATTGCATCACAATGTAAAATAATTATTGCTCAACATTTTCCAGACGTTGCTGCTGCATTGAATTGGACCTTTGATAATAACAATGTTGCAGAACAATAAGAGTTTGAAAGGAAACTGCCGTGAATAATAAACTAATTGTCAAAGAAGATGAGTACGGCGAATTATATATAGAACTACCCAACGAACTCATGGAAGAAATGGGTTGGGATGAAAACACAGAGCTAGTGTGGACCGTCTATGATGATGGCAAGATCGGCTTAAGAAAGAGAACAGATGATCCAAGTACAGAAGCGTGATGGAACGCGCGAACCTCTCGATATTAACAAGTTCCACAAAGTTGCAATGCATGCCTGTGAAGGTCTATCAGGCGTTTCTGTATCTGATCTAGAAATCAAAACTCACATTCAGTTCTATAATGGCATCAAGTCGTCTGATATCCAGGAGACTCTGATCAAGGCCGCTGCTGATCTGATTGATGAGGATCACCCCAACTATCAGTATGTTGCCGGTCGTCTGATTAACTATCAGCTTCGTAAAGAAGTCTATGGCACCTATAACCCAGAACCACTTCTGAAGCACTATATTTGCGTACGCGATCAAGGATACTATGATCGCGAGATCGGTGTCGCTTATTCAGTTGAAGAGTTTGACGAGCTGAACGATTACATTCAGCACGACCGCGACGATCTTCTGACCTATGCTGCTATGGAGCAGTTCCGTGGTAAGTATCTCATTAAGAATCGTGTCACCGGCAAGTACTACGAAACTCCTCAGATGGCATTCATGTTGATTGCCATGACACTCTTTCAGAACTACAAGAAAGATCGGCTTAAATGGGTAAAGGAACTCTATGATGCAATTAGCACTTTTGACATTAGCCTTCCTACTCCTATCATGGCAGGCGTGCGCTCACCTCAACGCCAGTTTAGTTCGTGCGTACTTATCGAAACTGATGACTCGCTGGACTCAATAAATGCAACCTCCTCAGCAATCGTCAAGTACGTTTCTCAGAAAGCTGGAATTGGTATTGGCGGCGGTCGTATTAGGGCTATTGGATCTCCTATACGCAATGGTGATGCTAGTCACACTGGTGTTATTCCTTTTTATAAGCACTTTCAGACTGCTGTTAAATCGTGCTCCCAGGGGGGAGTTCGAGGAGGCGCTGCCACACTCTACTACCCTATCTGGCACCTCGAAGTCGAAGATCTCCTAGTCCTCAAGAACAACAAGGGAACAGAAGACAACCGTATTCGCCATCTTGATTATGGTGTGCAGTTTAATAAGGTAATGTATGAAAGACTTTTGGCTGGAGGTAATGTCACCCTCTTCTCGCCTCATGATTGCCCAGATCTCTACGACGCGTTCTTTCGAGATGTTGATGCGTTCCGTACACTCTACGAGAAGTATGAGAAGTCAACCAAAATCAGAAAAAAGACCATCCCTGCGATTGATCTCTTCTCAGCCTTCGTTACTGAACGAAAGGACACCGGACGAATCTACTTGATGAACGTTGACCATGCAAACGATCATGGTTCGTTCGATGTCTCTAAGGCTCCCATCAAGATGTCCAACCTCTGTTGTGAAATTACTCTACCCACGAAACCATTGAAGGATATTAATGATGAAGATGGCGAAATTAGCCTATGCACGTTGGCGGCAATCAATTGGGGCAAGATTAGAAAGCCAGCTGACTTCGAAAAGCCCTGCACGCTGGCGGTCCGCGCCCTCGATGCTCTACTCGATTACCAATCATACCCTGTTAGAGCCGCTGAAATTGGTACTCGGAATCGTCGTCCTCTTGGCATTGGTATTATTAACTTTGCTTATTTTCTTGCTCGTAACGATACCAATTACACTAATCCTAATCTCGATCTGGTTCATGAATATGCTGAGGCGTGGTCTTACTACCTTATCAAGGCGTCTGTCGACCTTGCAGAAGAAGTAGGTGGGTGCAACGAGTGGCTAGAAACCAAGTATGGCGCTGGTGTAATGCCCATCCACACCTACAAGAAAGATGTTGACGAGCTCGTAGAACCAACGTATAAGATGGACTGGGATGAACTTTCCATGAGAGCACACACTCATGGTATTCGTAACTCTACTCTGATGGCGCTGATGCCTGCAGAGACATCTGCTCAGATCTCGAACTCGACCAACGGCATCGAGCCTCCTCGGGCTCTTGTTTCGGTCAAGCAGTCAAAGGATGGCGTGCTCAAGCAAGTCGTTCCAGGCATCCAAAAGCTAAAGAATAAATACGAGCTACTGTGGGATCAGAAGTCGCCGGAAGGTTATCTGAAGATCATGGCGGTCCTGCAGAAGTTTATTGATCAGGCTATCTCGGTCAATACGTCCTACAATCCTCTGCACTATGAGGACGAAAAGATTCCGATGTCTGAGATGATCAAGCACATTCTGATGCACTACAAGTATGGCGGTAAAACTCTGTACTATTTCAACACCTTTGATGGTGCTGGTGAAATCGAAGAAAAGCCTTTAGCACAAGGGCAAGTAGGTGATGACTCCTGCGATAGTTGTAAGATCTAAGGATATTGATTATGAATTATATTCAAATTGATAATGACATGTGGGATTATGCTGGCAAGGTTTGGTACGTACACGAGTACGAATCAAGTCCTAATACAACAGCAGTCAAACTTACAATTGAAGATACTGAAACAGGTGAAATTCAAACACTAATGGTTTCACAAAACCAAATAGAGTGGTTAGAAGAAAAGGACTAGGATGCTATATACAGGCTCAGGAAATCTTCCACACCATATCTACTGCTGGGTAGATTCGTCTTTCATTCGTAAGGGAGCAAAACCTTACACCTTTGAGCCTTGTATCTGGTTTGCCGTTCATGCTAAAGCTGGACATTCATGGGGATGTCATGTGATGCTTGAGTGCGGTGCCGTCTATCGTGGAGTACCACCTCATGCGTTGGCTTTTCACACGGTTCCAGAAGAAAAATGGCAACTATATGATACACAAATATGGGATTGTTACGGCGATCAGTTCTCAATTTTGATATATAATTATCTGCATAGCCAACGTGCAGAGATTCGAAGCAACGGTCTCTTTGGCCGTTATCTTTTTACAGTGATTCCAATGTATGATGGTTTTACTCAAGACCCGTCTCAATCAAAGGAATTTATGTTCATTCAACTTGACAATGGTAGGTTGACTATCATGCCAACAAACCAACTTCGATTCCATGATAAATCATACACCGAAGGCGATTGGCCAAAAGATCTTAAACTGAATAATAGTACCTGGAGAGTAGAATGACTGTATTTAGTACCAACAATGTTGATGCGACACAGCAGACTTGTTTCTTTGGTGAGCCGGTGAATATTGCTCGCTATGACAAGCAACGTTATTCTATTTTTGAAAAGCTAACAGATAAGCAACTTGGTTTCTTTTGGAGACCTGAGGAAGTCGATCTGTCACGTGATGGCAAAGATTTTAAAGGATTGACTGACAATGAAAAACATATTTTTACTTCTAATCTTAAACGTCAAATTCTTCTTGACTCTGTGCAGGGTCGAGCTCCATCTATGGCTTTTCTCCCAGTATGTTCGCTTCCTGAGTTGGAAACCTGGATCCAGACTTGGGCGTTTAGCGAGACAATTCATTCCCGTTCCTACACTCATATCATTCGTAATATCTATTCTGACCCTTCCAGGGTTTTTGATGAAATGCTTAACTTGGAAGAAATCGTAGACTGTGCCGATGATATCAGTAAGTACTATGATCGGCTAGTTCATACAAACACCCAGTGTGCTCTCTTTCAATTTAACCAAAAGCAGTTGTATGATCATAAAAAGGCATTGTGGCTCTGTTTAAATGCGGTCAATGCTCTAGAAGGAGTAAGATTCTATGTTAGCTTCGCATGTTCATGGGCTTTTGCCGAAGTTAAGAAGATGGAGGGCAATGCGAAAATCATCAAGCTTATTGCGCGGGATGAGAACGTTCACCTTGCCTCAACTCAACAACTCCTCAAAATTCTACCAAAAGAAGATGAAGACTTTGCTCGCATATCAGAAGAGACACGGACTGAGTGCCTTGACATGTTTTACAGTGTGGTCGAACAAGAGAAAGCATGGGCGCGTTATCTATTTAAGAATGGATCAATGATCGGTCTGAATGAACAACTACTCTGCAACTACGTAGACCACATTGCTGCAAAGCGCATGGGTGCTATCGGACTTGGTGGTAAGCCAGGTGCTAATCCACTTCCATGGACTCAGAAGTGGATCTCTGGCGCGGAGGTTCAGGTTGCTCCGCAAGAGACGGAGATTACATCATATGTCATCGGTGGTGTAAAGAAAGATGTGGATGTAAACACATTTAAGAACTTTCAGCTATAGGATATTTTCTAGCGCACTGATTGCCAATTAAGGAAACATATTTAATGGATTGGAAAACTTGCTCTTCATGCGAAGAAGAATTTAAAGTTATAACTGATGCTTTAGAAGCAATTAGCTTTTGTCCACTATGCGGAGCCGAACTAGAAGAAGATCTTTTTGATGAAGACGGGGATGAATAAATAAATCTTTCCACTTGTTACGGAATAGATTTAAATGACTTGGTTATACGAAGGCAAAGAATTTACAAACAACGGTGAATGGTATGGTTTCGTGTATCTCATTGAAAACAATGCAAATGGTAAGAAGTACATAGGTCGAAAGCATTTCACAAAAGCTGGATATAAGACTGTCAAAGGCAAACGCAAGAAAAACCGTGTAGAGTCCGATTGGGATAGCTATTACGGGTCTTCTCCAGCCTTAAAAGCAGACATCGAAGCATTTGGTAAAGAGAACTTTAAAAGAACTATTCTTCGCCTCTGCAAGACACGTGGTGAATGTAATTACTTTGAAACTAAATATATCTTCGATAACAACGCGATCTTAGATCCGAATTACTACAACACCTGGGTTAGCTGTAAGATTCAATCAAGTCATGTCAAGACTTTACTTTTCAAACCAGAACAGGAGACTTTATGAGGTGGGTAAAGTACTAGAACACAAGCACTTAATCGTAAGAGCAGAATTAAGCAATCCTCCGCAATGCACGACTGCTATCAATACATGGATGCACAAACTTGTGAAGGCGATTGATATGAAGATCCTGATGGGTCCTTATTCGGTTTATTCAGATATGGTAGGTAATCGTGGCCTAACTGCCGTGACTATTATCGAGACCAGTCATATTGCTCTTCATGTTTGGGACGAATGTGAACCAGCACTTGCACAACTAGACGTTTATACTTGCAGCACGCTGAATATTGATGATGTGTTTAAAGCAATTAAAGAATGGAATCCTACAAAAGTTGAATATAAGTACATAGACAGAGAAAAACAATTGTCTTTAATTCAGAAAGCGTGATATACAATGGGATATATATTAGCAATTGTAATTTTGTTGTTAATTATATAGTTGAGGTGAATATGCCACATCCATCAAAGAATCGACCTCGCAAGGGTCGTCGTAAAATTGGTTCGACAAAGCGTAAAGCTCGTCAAGCACATAAGAAGCAGTGAGGATATATTATGGGTAAAAAGAAAATACGTACCAAGCAAACATCAAAGGGTGCGCGACGGAGTGTTGTTGCTGGCGTTCGTGATGTTCGTAAGGATAAGAGTCCTCTCGAAAAAGCAATGAACAAGCTCGAAGCTTGGAAAAAGGGACAGAATCCTTGGATTACTGTTCCAGGTACACAATCGAACATGCGCTTTGTTCGTGTTCGTGCTAATAACTATTTTGGCGACCCTCGCCGTGTAGCAAATATTTACAGAGGAAAGAGTTCGGATGCGGAGTAGAAATGTCATCATCTATACCAAGGACAATTGTCCATATTGTTTACAAGCTAAGAACTTATTTTCTTTGAAGGGTGAAACCTATCACGAAATGAAGATTGGTGTCGATTTGACTCGGGAAGATTTTATTAACATCTTTCCAGAAGTGAAAACAGTTCCATTTATCATTATTAATCATGAACATGTAGGTGGTTATGACAAACTCGTTGAATACTACAACCGACCAGAACAACAATTCTTGGCAGAATGATTATCTGAAGCGCGCTCTCCATAATGGAGTCGTTCAAGTAATCTTTATTAAGAAAGATGGAACAGAGCGCAGGATGGTCTGCACACTAAAGCCTGGTCTTCTTCCAGCACAGACTGACCTCGAAGAAGCTGTGCAAAAGAAGACTCCGAACTCAGATGTTCTGGCTGTATGGGATCTTGAGAATCAGGGATGGAGATCGTTCCGTTATGATTCGGTTCTCGGATTTACTCAAGAATCATGATCTATATGATAGACATTGATCAGACAATTTGTCTGACGCCGTTTGTTGATGGCGTACATCGCTACGATATGTCAACTCCTTTTCACCATCGTATTGAAGAGATAAACAAACTATACGATCAAGGGCACACCATCATTTATTGGACTGCCCGCGGTTCAGGATCCGGATTGGATTGGACCGAACTTACTTCACAACAACTAAATGACTGGGGCTGTAAGTACCAGGAAGTTCGTCTTGGAAAGCCATCGTACGACGTATGGATCGACGACAAAGCTTTCAACGATCGCGATTTCTTTGCAATTGCAGACCTTAACAACTTTCTAGGAGTTGACGATGAATAATCAAGATCTAATTGAACTAAATGAACTCAACAAGGAGTCGAATGGTGGAACTGAACTTACCACTCGAAATCTCTTCCACCGACTCGCGCGAGATGAACTCGATGGTATCCAAATTATCACTGCTCGCGTACGCGAATTGGATCCTGAACGAATTAGAATCTATCACCTTCACGACCTACCTCTCGATCCTGAGGCTGAACACCTTAAAGATCCAGCTTCTCGAGCGCGCTTTCACAAGCTGGTCTTTAGCTCTAACTGGCAGTATCAACAATATCGTGACTATCTTGGAGTTCCATATAGCCATCAATCATGCGTTATTGAAACAGGTATTGAGCCACTCGAGCTCGTTGAGAAGCCAAAGGACAAGATTCGCCTCATTTATACGTCCACGCCACATCGTGGACTGGAGATTCTGGTTCCTGTCTTTATTGCTCTTGCCGAGAAATACCCCAACATCGAGCTAGATGTCTTCAGTTCATTCGGCATCTATGGTAAGAACTGGGAAGGCCGTGATCAACAGTACGAGCCACTGTTCGAAGCATGTCGTAATCATCCACAAATTAACTATCATGGTTGGGCAGATCAAGAAATAGTACGTGCTGCATACCAAAAGGCTCACATCTTTGCGTATCCTTGCATTTGGCCAGAGACTTCTTGTCGTTCACTGATTGAAGCAATGTCTGCCGGCTGTCTTGCTGTACATCCGAACTTCTCTGCTCTGACTGATACGTCAGGTGGTCTGACAGTTCAGTACGATGGTGATCATGAGAATATGAATCTCCATGCAAATATCTTTGCTCACACTCTGATGTACGCCATCGAGAATGTACAGAACAACGATTTGACAAATCTTCTCACATTCATTAAGGCATATGCTGATACTCGATTCTCTTGGGAATCGATCATGCCGAAGTGGAAAGGTCTGATTGCATCATTGAAGGAACATCACAGTGATCTTGGCAAAAGCGCCTCTTAGAGTATCGTTCTTCGGCGGTGGTAGTGATATCCCCTCCCATTTTGTACAGTGGGGTGGAGCCACCATCTCGACTGCTATCAATAAATATGTCTACGTAGCAGTGATGCACACTCCTCATAATCATATCAAAGTTTCCTATTCAAAACAAGAATGTGTAGAGCACGTTGATAAAATTCAGAATGAAATTGTCCGCAACACACTGAAGTTCTTTGGGGTCGAATCCAACATTGAGATCACATCTTTTGCAGACATCCCCACGATTGGTAACGGTCTTGGTGGATCGTCTGCCTTTACTTGTGCTCTTGTTAAGGCTTTGAGTGCATATCTTGGTTATGAGTATGTGAATCCATACAGTGTAGCAAAGACTGCATGTCATATCGAGATCGATCTATGTGGTTGGAAGATCGGCATGCAGGATCAGTTTGCATCTGCATTCGGCGGTATGAACTACATTCAGTATACAAACGAACTTGGCAATAGTCATGTGGACGTGAAGCGACTTGATTCGAACGGTATCGAGAACTATATGATCTTAGTTCCAACTAACATCGAACACCACGCAGCGAAGATTCTTGATAACATTAACTTTGAAGCCAAGACGTTTGTGATTCGAGAGCTGGCACATATGGCAGACATGCAGGGAACTCAGAAGGTTCATATTAATGACTATGGTCGTTTGCTCAATTCTGCATGGGCACTTAAGAAGCAAATGGACGATAGTATCTCTTCAATAGAGATAGATAGTATGTACGACCGGTGTCAATCAGCCGGTGCATACGGAGCCAAACTCCTTGGCGCAGGCGGCGGCGGATACATGCTAGCACTCACAGATTCAAAGAGCAAGATCCGTACCGAGTTTTCAGATAGAATATGTTTAGATGTAGGTATTTCATATGAAGGAGCGCGCATTGTCTATCGTGACTAATTATGATCAGCACTGTAATGCTGTAAAAAGAGGCCTTGAGTCTGTCGATGTTGAAAGACTCCAGAAAGCTGCTGATGCAATCTTATATGCCATTCGCATGGGCTCTGTGATATACACGGCTGGCAATGGTGCATCTGCAGCAATTGCACAACACTGGGCGTGTGACTATACAAAGGGGTGTTCGCGTCTTGATATACCGAAGCCGTTCAAGCCAAAGGTGATTTCGCTTTCGGCCAATATCCCATTGATGACTGCAATCTCCAATGACATCTCGTATGATAAAGTATACTCATATCAGCTTGAGCGACTTGCCGACTTAGGTGATGTGTTCATTAGTATTAGCAGTTCTGGCAACTCTCCATCTGTGGTCGAGGCATGCAAGGTTGCTTTGTCAAAAGGAATGACCGTGATTGCACTCACTGGCTTTGATGGTGGTGAAACACGCAAATTGGCACACCACTCAGTTCATGTCGATCTTCCAGAGTATGAGGCGGTCGAGGATGTACACCAGGCGATCATGCACACGATCGCAAAATATCTTCGGACAAAATAACCGTGTACAAATTTTAAAAACTGTGGTACATTGAATTAATTCAAGAAGGAAACTACAGTGGCTATCAAAATCAAGACTAAGACAAAACCAAAACAAATCTCGCGGTCAGCCATTAAGTCGATTGATGACAAGGCATATGGTCCTGAGCCGATTCAGATCAAGGATTTTACCGATGCCCTGAATTGGTATAACTATATGAGTGATGACGAAAAGTCTCGTGACTGGTTTTTCACCTATGTCAAGAAGCATTATACGAAGAACGAGGTTGCTGCTCTGCGTAAGCTTCCGAAGTGGAAGATCTCTAAGACTCTTGGAAGTGTTGCTCGCATCCTTACAAATGGAAATAAGCTGCCTCAGAACAATATGGATTACTTTGACCGCAGTGTCAAGGATCTTGTTAAATTGGCTTCCTCAACGATCGAGGAAGTAGAAACCAAAGAAAAACCGAAGACCACGATCACTATTCAAGATCGTGTGCAGGCAAAGATCCATAACCTTATTACTGATTGCGAAGAAGCAATTGATACTATCTCTAACTTCAATGTCTATAACTGGCTTGTTGCCAAGGAAGTGACTCCTCAGGCCGCAAATGCAATCCGTGAATACTATTCAAAGTTTGCAGCGGATCATGAACCAGATGAGCATGACACTCCTGCTATGAAGAAGTCACGTGCACAGCTCAAAAAGCATTGGGGAGAATTTGTTCTTCTGATCGATCGTTATATAAATAACAAGAAGGCTGTCAAGGTACGTAAGCCTCGTGAGAAAAAGGTCAAGTCTGCTGTTGAGCTAGTCAAGAATCTGAAGTTTAGGAAAGAAGATCCTTCACTGAAGATTGTATCTGTTCACCCAGCCGAGATTATTGGATGTCAACAATTATGGGTGTACAACACCAAATATCGCAAACTGATTCAGTACCAAGCGGTTGGACCTGCGGGTATTCAAGTCAAGGGAACGACTGTTACTGGCTGGGATACAGAATCAAGTACGTCAAAGACTCTTCGAAAGCCAGAAGAAGCCCTGACGGGTCTGCTATCAGCAGGCAAGGTGACACTGAGATCCTTTATGTCAAATATCAAGACCACTGAAAGCAAACCAAATGGCCGTATCAATAGCGAATGCATTCTAGTAAGGGTTATTAAGTGACAGACAACGTTATTGTTTTTCCTGGCTTCAGGCGCGAATCTCCCCCGCAATCAATAGAAGAAATTACTGTTCGGGTGGAACAAACTCGGAAAGACCACATTAATGGTGTTCTGAACGATCTTATTCCAGAGTTGATTCATACATTCGCATCTTATGGTATAGACATCAACTCGGATGAGTATATTAAAGATGTTGCAATGGTGATAGAGTCGATTAAGTCAATGATTAGCAGACAGTATCGAGTCGAACATCCATTTCATAAAATGGTTAATACCTTTTTTGAGTTTAGTTTGAATGAAGACAATTCTGTTGCGTACACATATAAATTTCCAACGGATGAAGAGTAGTATATCATGATTATTGTCGATTTATCTCAGGTAATGATTTCCAATCTAATGGTTCAGCTTGGAAACCACACTAATACTGAGATTGAAGAAGAACTCCTTCGCCATATGATTCTCAACTCAATTCGTTCTTACAACCAAAAATTCAAGGACGAGTACGGCGAGATGATTATCGCCTGTGATGCTGGTAACAACTGGCGTCGTGAAATCTTTCCTTACTACAAGGCCAACCGTCGTAAGAACCGTGACAAGTCTGAATTGAACTGGACTCACATCTTCGAAGTCCTCGGTAAGGTTCGTGATGAGCTTAAGGAATACTTCCCTTATCGCGTCATTCAGATTGATGGCGCCGAGGCCGATGATATCATCGGTACTCTTGTCGACAAGTTTGGCAATACCTCAGAAAAGATTCTGATCATGTCTGGTGACAAGGATTTCATGCAGCTGCAACGCTACATGAACGTGAAGCAGTACGATCCTGTCCAGAAGAAGTGGCGCGCCACTAACGATCCGGATCGGTTCATGAAGGAACACATTATGCGTGGTGATACCGGTGATGGTGTTCCTAACTTCCTCTCTGCAGACAATACCTTTGTGGTTGGCGCTCGTCAGAAGCCACTCAGCCAGAAGAAGATGGATGCATGGATTCACCTTGACCCTCGCGAGTTCTGTGACGAGAACATGCTGCGTGGCTATATGCGCAATCAGCAGTTGGTCGACCTCACCTTCGTCCCTGAAAATCTTCGTGTGCAAGTACTCGACGAGTATGAAGTACAGGCTGGCAAGGGACGTGGAAAGCTTTTCAATTACTTTATTGAAAAGCGTCTCAAAAACCTACTTGAAAGTATTAATGAGTTTTAATATGCCAACACCTTCTATTGCACAAATCATTACCGATGCTTCAAACATCGAATCTGAAGCCGAACGAATTGCTTTCCTTCAGCAAAATGATAATACCACTCTTCAAAAAATTCTACGGCTTGGCTTAGACAAGAATGTAAGATGGGATCTTCCAGAAGGAGCTCCACCTTTTAAGAGGAGTCAGTATATTGACATTGAAGGTCGCCTTTATCAAGAAATGAGATCTCTGTATCTTTATCTTGAAGGCGGCAATCCTGCTCTTAATAAGGTAAAGAAACAATTTCTTTTCATTGGTCTTCTTGAATCACTTGACCCACGTGATGCAGATCTTCTTATCGCTGTTAAAGATAAGAAACTTCCCGAATCCATCAACAAGAAAGTTGTAAACAAGGCATTCCCAGGACTTATCGATGAGTAAATCATATAAGCGTAACAATAAATACAATGACGACGAAAACTATAGATACGATTCTTACAATAGTCGTCAAAACCATTTAAAAGAAAAAAGATTGCGTTCTGCACTTCGCAGCAGAAACCAAAATGATTTAATGAATCTGTTTGAAGAAGATTAATTAATGCCAATTTATGAGTTTAGGGACAAAGAAACTGGGAAAACCTGGGAAGAGTTCCTTTCTATGTCTGCCAAGGACGAGTACCTTACAGAGAATACAAATGTAGAATTAGTTATCGGTGCGCCTGCTCTCATTTCTGGAATTGCAGGCGTTACTCATAAGAATGATGGTGGCTTTAAAGACCTGTTAAATAGGATTGGCAACGCCAACCCAAACTCACCTCTTGCTCAGCAATACGGAGACAAGGGTATTAAAGCTACTAAGACTCGCGAAGCTGTTGCCAAAGCTAAAAACAAAAAATAAGGATTATTTGTGGAACATAGCCAACCGCGTTTAACAAAAAGAGAAAAAAGACTTGCCAGGCAGAATGCTGCAGCTTCTGAAGGTCTGACATTTAAAACACAAAACTTCAATCTCAAAACAGTAAATCCATTAACAGAGAACCAACGTATTGCGTTTGATGCATTTGATGATGGAAAACACCTAATGCTGCATGGTATGGCCGGCACCGGAAAAACTTTTATTGCTCTTTATAAAGCAATTGAAGCTTTGATCGAAAATAAAGGT